GAACTCTGACGATCTTTTTACAAACAAAGAATTCACCCCACCGATATACCAGGAAGAGGGCACCATCAACTCTTTCGACCTTATTAAGCGTCAAGCTGGCCAGACTCCCTACGAGGACCCGAATTTCCAGGCAACGGCCACGGTCAAAGCGTTTGCAATTTTTCGCAAACTTGAGGCTAAGATACGCCGCGCCATAGAATTGATGGCGTCCCAGGTTCTACAGACTGGCGTTTTAACGCTATTGGATCAGGACGGAAACGCCCGCTTTTCGATGGACTTCGCGCCAAAATCTACGCATTTTCCGAACGCGGGCACCGCTTGGGACGCTAACGGGGCTGACCCTCTGGCAGACATGAAGGCCTTGGCTGAGGTTATTCGTAGCGACGGTCTAGTCGACGTAGATACGGCTATCATGGGCGACTCTGCATTTCTGTGGTTTATGAAAAACGCGGACGTTATCGCGCAATTAGAAAACCGTAGGATGGAAGTAGGTCAGATTGCTCCGGTTGGCATGGGCGCTGGCGCTACGTACCAGGGTCACTTTTGGGTGGGTAATTACCGGATAGCTATATGGACTTATAACGGACGTTACAAACACCCGCAGACCGGAGTGTCTACCCGGTATGTATTACCGGACAGTGTTATCATGCTGTCAAGCACAAGCACCGTCCTAGATTTGACATTTGGATCGATCCCGTCAATTGTGGCCCCTGATTCTCGTGTGTTGCCTTTCCTCCCTGCGCGTTTGCCGAACTCGGCGGGTGGCATGGATTTAACGACTAACGCGTGGGTTAGCCCTGACGGAACGACGCTCAAGGTGTCTGCGGGAACTCGCCCTTTAACGATCCCTACCGCTATCGACACTTTTGGCTGTATTGATACGTTAATTGACTAATTAGGGGTGCAGGCATGACTAAGACTAAGCACGCGGGAGCCGTCAAGGCTCCTGAGGTCGCTACGGCTCCTGAGGTCGCTACGGCTCCTGAGGTCGCTACGGCTCCTGAGGTCGCTACGGCTCCTGAGGTCGCTACGGCTCCTGAGGTCGCTACGGCGTACTTTGTGGCTAAAGGCAAAGCGATTACCACGCGGCGCGGGATACTGTCACCGGGGGCGCAAATTTACCCGCGTGACCTAGCCAGTGTCGAGGCTTTCGAAGCACACCAAGCGCGTGGCGCAATCGTAGCGGGTCAGTAGTGGGACTCCGCGAGGTTGCAGAAGCGGACCTAGTGTACATCCTTGAGGATAAGGTCTCTGGGTGGGGTGAAGACATAGTTTTGACCTCCCCGGGGGCCGTTATTTACCCGGCGTTTGTTGGGTTTTCGACGGATATCTCACAGGCCATAGACCCACAAACGGGCGAGCTTGTTAGTGGTAGGACGGCGAGCGTATCGCTTCGCATATCGAGCCTACTGGCCGCAGGGTTGGCAGAATTACCCCGAGCTATGGCAAAGACTACCGAAAAGCCATGGTTAGTAACATTTTTAGACTTACAGGGCACAAGTTATACTTTTAAAGTAGCGCAGTCTCGGCCAGACCGGGCGGCGGGCCTTTTGGTGTGTATACTAGAGGCTTACGCCCCATGACCGTACTACAAACCCTAATTGATAAAAAAGATAATTTCGAGATTATTCGAGATCAAATAGCTGCGATTTTGGCCGCAGAATGCGCCAATCAAAAAGCGCTTGCTCTTTTGGCGGACCCCGTGCAGGACCCCGACGATTACGATTTTACAGTATATATAGAACGCACTAACCCGTGGGAGCAATTTTTTATAGAGTCCCCGGACTTAACGCCAGTAGTAAATATCTGGTACGACAATTCTAATTTTGATGGCAACGCGAGCAACATATCAGAACGGCAAAAAACAGACGCGGTGTTTAACATAGATTGCTATGCGGGTGGCATTAGCTCGGCGGACGGAAACGGGCACCAACCAGGCGACGAAAAAGCTGCATTAGAGGTACAAAGAGCGCTCCGCCTAGTGCGTAATATTTTAATGGCAGCGCCCAACACGTATTTACAATTGCGGGGTTTAGTGTGGAAAAGATGGCCGCAAAGTATTAATATGTTTCAACCACAGAACGATACGAGGCCCGTGTGTCACGTAGTAGCCGGGCGCTTAGCACTGCGGGTAACATTTAACGAGTTCTCGCCACAGTATGTGCCCGAGACTCTGGAAGTTGTAGCGGTAGCGATGCAGTTTGACACCAACGACGACGGCGCTGTTACTATAAATGCCGAATACGATTACACCTAGGAGTAGAAAAAATGTCAATTAGTACGGCTGTAGACCCCTCCGCAGTGGCGCGGGTCGTTGGTATAAAAAGCACTTTCAAAAACCTACGCCGTAACGGGGTAGCTATCCTCCCGCAACGTGTGGCGGTTTTCGGACAAGGTAACTCTGCTTCCGTTTTTTCAAGCGCTAAGCGTCAAGTTACGAGCGCGTTGGAAGCGGGGCAGGTCTACGGGTTTGGCTCGCCTATCCACTTGGCAGTTATGCAGTTACTACCGGCGAACGGCGACGGCGTGGGCACTATCCCCGTCACCGTTTACCCGTTAGATGACGGCGCAGTCGCAGCCGAGGGGGACATAACACCCTCGGGCACACAGGTCACCTCCGCAAGTTATCGGGTTAACGTTAACGGTATGTTGACGCCCGAGTTTACAGTTTTGGCGGGGGCTTCTGTAACTACGATTAACCGCAGTATTCAGGAAGCCATAGCGGCGGCGATAAACTTGCCAATCCTTGCCACTTTCGAATATGGGACTGTAACGCGCGTAGCGGGCACCAATACCGGTAACGGCACGTGTACTGCCATGTCAGTGACCGGCACGCCAAAGCCCGGCGCCTATGTTTTTAAATGTACGGCCACCGCGACAAACGGCGGGGTTTTCTCGCTAACCGACCCGGACGGAACCGTTTTAACGGGTTCTACTACGTTAACCCCCGGCGCCGCAACCGCAACCGTGGTTTCTCGCAACGGCTTACAGTTTACTATCACCGACGGCTCTACTGACTTTGCGGTGAATGACCTTTTTACGATTACAGTGCCCGCGCTCTGGGTTGTTACTGCTGCGAAATGGGCTGGCGTCTCCGGAAATGATCTATATGTTGCGGTGGAAGGCTCAACCACGGCGGGAGTGTCTTACGCGATAACGCAGCCCGTGGGCGGACTAACGGACCCCACTGTAGACGACGCCTTAGACCAAATGGGCAATGTATGGGAAACTTTAGTTTTAAACTGCTTGGCGATATCAAACGACACGGCCTTAGACACTTACAGCACCTTTGGTGGGGGGCGTTACGGCGCTCTCGTACGTAAGCCCCTCGTAGTGCTCACGGGGACCACTGAGGCGGATTTAACAACCGCGACAGAAATACCCGAGGCGCGTTTAACTGACCGCGTTAATGGTCAATTAGTGGCGCCCGGTTCTGTTAGTTTACCCTGGGTAGTTGCGGCTCGGCAGTTAATGCGAATAGCCGTAATGGCCAACGCCAACCCCGCGCACGACTACGGCAGCCAACGCGCTACCGGTATCGAGCCGGGCTTAGACTCTGAGCAGTGGAACTACACACAACGAAACGTTGCAGTAAGTGCCGGGAGCTCCACGGTCGAGGTTGTTGACGGTGTTGTTTACTTGGGCGATATCGTGACGTTTTACCACCCGTCCGGGGACCTAACCCCCGCTTATCGTTTTGTTGTGGATATCGTTAAATTACAGAATATCGTGTTTAACATTGATTCAATTTTTGACGTGCCCGAGTGGGACGGTGCGCCGCTTATTCCAGACGATCAACCTACTACTAACCGGTCAGCTAAAAAGCCTAAAGCAGCGGTGGCGGCGGTGTGCGGTATGATTGACTCGTTATCCCTAGAGGCGTTGATTAGTGACCCAAAAACGGCTAAAGCGAGCGTTATAGCGGAGATAGACGAGAACAACCCAAAACGGTTAAATCTAACGTTCGATGCGGCCTTGTCGGGTAACACTAACATTAAATCAATCGATTTTAATTTCGGCTTTTACTTCGGTACGCCGTCAATCGTAAGTTAATAAAAGGGGTCTAAAATGTCAGCTATTGGCGGATCAATACAAGAGATAAACCTAAGTGGCCGCACTTTTGCGGTCGCGGCAGATGCCGAGGCTCAACGCCAACTCGGGGGCTGGGAGAATGAAGTGCAGGCGAATGGTGACGGGTACACCGCACGCATCATAAAAACGAGAAAACCGCTCTCTATAAGTGGTTTGACCGTTGAGATTGATGACAGTCGTGGAGACCATGAGTTTTTACAAGAGTTGGCGAACTTGTCCGACTTTTTCAACATTGGTATTACGTATGCCTCCGGCGTTACCTATCAAGGCCGTGCGCAAATTGTCGATACAATGGAATCTAGCAGCCAAAACGCCACGGCCAGCGTGTCGTTAATGGGTCCAGGCACCTTAACGCGTCAATCGTAAGGTTTTTACAGTAGGGCGAACAAATACAATGCCGTGGGGGTTGCCCTACCTCGCGCTTAAGTGCGACCACGGCGCCTTTTTTATAACCACACTGTAGGGCGCAAACATGAGTGATACATTACCGCAAGACGTAGTAGAAGCCGAGTTTCAGCGGTTTATTGATTTAAACGATATTGATATCGAGTCCGGGCACATGTCGCCCGAAGAGTTAGCCGATTTAGCAAAGTTAAAACGCACGCTTTTTAGACAGATCGAAGCGGGCCGACTTGTCATAGACGAGAACGGCACCCCCACATATACCCCCTACCGCTCCAAAAACATAGACCCGATTGTTTTTCACGAGCCTACCGGCGCCACCTTAATGGCTATGGACCGTAAAAAGAAAAACGAGGATGTAGGCAAAATGTATAGTAGCATGGCGGATATGTGCCACGTGGACCAGAAAGTTTTTGCGATGATGGTTAACAACGATCTTAAGGTCTGTTTAGCTATCGCGACACTTTTTTTGGCCTAACGCGCACGCCGTTAGTGCGGCGAGGGGACGACTACAGGCACCCGGACGGGTGCCACCGGTTTCTAGCGGTACACGTCGAAATGATGCTACAAGTGTCTAGAGACTACGCGGGACTCGACCCCCGCACCCTCACCGCCTCGCAAATTCGCTTTTTTTATGACGGACTGCGCGCAGAGTTAAAACAGCATAAGTAACGGGGGCCGGCATGGCGAGTAGGTTTAGTGTAGAAGCTATTTTTAAAGCCGTAGATAAGTTCACGGCCCCCGTTACCCAGATGCAGAACCGTGTGGGTAAATTCTCGCGGTCGATGAATCGCTCGTTAAAATCCACGAATAACGTAATTGATTCGGTTGCCGGGTCCCTGTGGGGCGCCGGAAAAACCGCGCTCGTTTTTGGCGGCGTAGCTCTCGGCGCGGTAACGGCGGCGACGGTCGGAGTTATAGAGCAATTTAGTAAGATTGAAGACGCGAGAGCGGCTTTTACGCCTTTAATGGGTGGGGCTGAAAAGGCGGCGCAGCTTGTCGACTCCCTCAACATTTTAGCCGCAGAGACACCGTTCAGGTTTAACGATATCGCTGATGCTGCAAAGCAGCTATTACCCACCATGAACGGCGATATACAAAAAACCGTCGATACTATTAAAATGCTCGGCGATACGGCGGGCGGTAATGCGCAAAAACTCGACTCTATAACCCACGGCTTCACAAAGGCCATGCTAAAGGGTAAAGTCGACCTAGAGTCCCTTAACATGATCGGAGAGGCGGGCGTGCCAATTTTTACCGCATTGGCGGACTCTATGGGCAAGAAAGTAAACCCGGCATTTTTTAAGATGATAAGCGCCGGCAAAGTTACCACCGCCCAATTGACAAAAGCGTTTGAAAAAATGACGTCTGAGGGGGGCATGTTTTTCAACGGTATGGATATCGCCAGCAAGACTACTAGCGGTATGTGGTCAACCCTCCAAGATAACGTTTCGATGGCGGCGGCGTCCCTTGGCGAGGTGTTAGCGCCAACGGTCAAGGAATTGATACAATACTTAACCGACCTCGCGAAAAAAGCCCGGGATGGGATCAAAGCAAACCCAAGTTTAATACGCAAGTTTACCGAGTATGTAGACAAGGCAAAAGCGGCGTTTGCTAGCCTATTGGAATACTTCAAAAACCCCGAACGCGCGACGGCGATGTTGTCGCAACTTACGGCCGCAGTGCTCGCCATTGGCACCGCCATAGCGTACGTCGTAACCCATGCGGAAACGATAGGTAAGGCCGTTGAATGGGTCGTCGTGCTAACCCTCGCGTTTAAGGCGTTTTCTGCGGTCATGGCCATCGTCAACTTCGTTATGATAGCAAACCCTATCGGCCTAACCGTGCTCGCAATTGCGGGGCTTGTCGTGGCGTTGTCGGGGCTTGTGATTTGGTGGGACGATTTAGTTTCAGCAATGGGTAGGGCTTACGACGGGTTGAAAAAGTTCGGACGTGCGATAGCCTCAGGGCTTGGTTTTGGCGGCGCGGACGTCAATGTCAACCACACCCAGGATACCCCGCAAACAACCACGCCCCAGGTTGTCAGCCCTCAAGAGCGTAATGCGCGACTCGTTGAAGAGTCCCGGAGCACAAGCTACGCTGAGTTACTTATTAGAGATAGCACGGGTCGTGCGGAGCTTAGTAACCGGGGTAGTGCCCCAGGGGTTTCATTCTCTATGGTTCCAACGGGGGGCTTTTAATGTCTTGGCTCGATAGAATTTTAGAGGCGGCGTACACGTCCCCGAGTGGGCAGCGGTTGCCGTTTCAGTATGAGGACGTTAGCCTAGAGTTTGACAAACGCGGGGCCTCGTATGACTTCCCGGATGCGGACGGCACCTATGTCCAGGACCTCGGCAAGTCTGGCCGACGTTACCCGCTAACCGTCTACTTCTCAGGGTCGAACTACGACCTAGAGGCGGCTTTATTTGTGGCCATGTTGGGCGAGGCTGGCCGGGGTAAACTTGAGCACCCTATGTATGGGGCGGTTGACGTTGTGCCGTTCGGTGCGATTACTCGCCGCGATAACCTAAAAAGCGGCGCTAATCAGGCAATAATTGAGGTAACTTTCTGGGAGACAACGGGGCTACTATACCCGACTTCCCAGGGAGACGCGGCGGGCGACGTGTTGCGCGCGGTTGCGGCCTATAATCAGGCTGTAGCGGACCAGTTCGCGGAGTCCGTACGCCTTAACACCCCCAGCGCCAAAGCGGGGCTTTTTGGGGACTATAGCGCGGCGTTATCCACGGTAAAAACCACACTGGCCCCCATAGCAGCAGCGAGTGCGGACGTTCAGCGCCAATTCACGGTGATTAGTCGGTCGATAACGGAGGGGCTAGACACCCTCATCGGCGACCCCCTCACACTTGCGCTACAAACCGCGCAACTAATACAGGCCCCCGCCCGTGCGGCGTCTAGCATAGATTCCCGTTTGGATACTTACCATGCGTTAATTGCGGCCATAACGGGGACCATAGAAACCTCCGGGTATGGTGTCCGTAACAGTAACCGGTTTAAATCAAACGATCAATTCGTATCCGGGGCAGCGAGTGGGCAGGTACTTGCGGTAGTAAATACTCAGTTTGTAACCAAGGGGGGTGCGGTACTCGCAGCAGATACGATACTCGCACAGTTAGACGAGGTTACCGTATGGCGGGACGCTAATTACACCGCGCTAGGCGAGTTGGACACCGGCGCAGCGTATACCGCGCTACAAAGCGCCATAGCGTTGGCTGCGGGGTATTTGGTCGAAATTTCTTTTAGCCTAAAACAAGAGCGGCGCGTAACCCTCGACCGCTCGCGCACCATCATTGATTTAGTCGCGGAATTTTACGGCTCGGTTGATGACAAACTCGATTTTTTTATCAGTAGTAACGCGTTTACCGGTTCGGAAATTTTAGAAGTACCGAGGGGGCGTGAAGTTGTCTACTACGTATAGCACTAGGGCGGGCGACACTTTCGCAGGTGTCAGTCGTAAGGTTTTCGGGGTTGAGTCCTACAGCTCGGTTATTGCCTCCGCAAACCCTGGGGTTTTTGACCCACTTCCGGCGGCTATTCAGCTAATAATCCCCCAGGTTGCAGACGCGCCCGCGAATATCCCGCAAAACTCCCCAGCGGGCGGAATAGACGAGGTTTCTTTAACTATCCTTGGTAAACGGTTTCGATTTTGGGACGGGGTGACCGTAAAAAATAGTATTGATTCGGTTGACACCTTGGAACTCACCGCGCCTTTTGACGCACTGAACGCGGAATTTATAGCGTTCTTTCGGCCTTTTGAATACCAGCCCGTAACGGCCTCTATTGGGGGTGAGCTAGTTTTCACTGGCACCCTAATAACCGTTAAGCCAACCGCAAGCGCAAAGGGTGTAGCCGTCGCGGCGGGGGCCTATAGCTTACCGGGGGTTTTGGTTGATTGCTGTGCCCCCGCCAGCATGTTCGCGGACAATGGCGAGCAGGGCGACAGCTTAGAGTTCGAAAACGCAGATTTACGGAGTATTGCTAAAAATTTGCTGACCCCCTTTGGTTTAACTGCGGTTTTTATTGCGCCCCCCGGCAAAGCGTTTGAGGTGCTAAGCATGCAGGCGGGCGAGGAAGTGATGCCGTTTTTAGCTAAGCTGGCCAAACAAAGAAACCTAGTGATAACAAGTAACGCCAAAGGTCAAGTTGTATTTTGGCAGTCGAACCCGGGGGGCGATCCCGTCGCGCGCTTTGTCGAGGGGGTAGCGGGCCCCATGAGCACAATAGACGCGGATTTTAAAACACAATCTTATTTTAGCCATTTGACGGGCATAAGTCGCACCGAGGTAGGCAGCGATGGGGGCCAATACACAGCTAAAAATTCCCGTTTACCCGGTGTACTGCGCCCCTTTACTTTTGAGGCCACCGAGGCCGAGGGAGAGAGCATTGTAACAGCTACAAAAGCCAAGCTAGGCCGCATGTTCGGGGACGCGATAGCATACTCGGTAGAGCTGGACACGTGGCGGGATTCTAGGGGCAAACTGTGGGCGCCTAATACCACGGTTATAGTTGAGGCACCCAGTGTGATGATCTACAAACCCTACGAACTCTTAATTAGAGACGTAACGTTTAAACGTGACAGTAACGGCGCGGGGGCCACCCTTACCCTAGTCCTCCCCGCTTCATATTCTGGCGAGATTCCGGGGGCTATGCCGTGGGATTTATAGCAAAAATTAAAGTAGCCCTAGGGGCGCTTTCGGACGCAGGCGGAACCGTTACGCGTAGGTTTCGGGTTGATCCTGGCAGCGGTGCGCTAATAACCGCGCCCCAATGCGGGGCGGCGGGGGACGATTCCAACCCGCTGGACTCAGACCGCGCGGTACTAGTCTCGTTACCAAGAGCGGGGACAGCTATGGTGATCGGCTACGTTGACCCATATAACGCACCTACGGCGGGCAAAGGCGAACGGCGGCTATACTCCCGGAACGCGGCGGGCGCAGTCAAATCTACTTTGTGGTTATATAGCAATGGCGACGTTGGCGTCGTGTCCTCGGGGGAGATTTCCATAACTAACGACGCGGGTTCGTTCGTGATGGCGAGTGATGGAAGTGTAACCATAAACGGGGTTATAATCGGCCTAGATGGGAGCGTAACAGCCCCCGGCGCTGTTACTGGCCTGGGTGTAGTCGACAGCACTACAGACGTTA